CAGGTAGGCCAGCCTATCTACAGCAACAAGTGGCTTGTAGGCTACACGGTTGAGAACAAGCCGCAGGACGAGGCGGAGACAGCCGTTCGCAACCGACGCAACAAGCTCATCGCAGACACAGACTGGATGGCTCTGAGTGACAACACGATGACGCCAGAGTGGGCTACCTACAGACAGGCACTTCGTGATATAACAGCACAAGAAGGTTTCCCGTATTCGGTGAACTGGCCCACCAAACCTTGAGGTAAGACACGATGCTCGGATTTTCCCCATTAGCCTCTGCACCTCTCGGAGATGATGGGGTTGCTGCTGAGGTCATCTATCTCTTCACGGCTAGTCCTATTACTACGGGGCAGCCTGTTGTTGGTGCCTCTACTGTTGCTCAGGACCAAGACCTGTCAGCCGATGGCTTGACGACAGGTTCACCTGTTATTGCGTCGTCAACATTTATTCAGGGCCACGATCTATCACCAACTGCTATCACGACTGGTCAGCCTGTTGTTGGGTCGCCTACGATCACACTGACGACAGCAATCATTGCCGATGACATTACCGCAGGTTCGCCTATCGTTGGCTCTGCTGATGTAAGCCAAGAGCATGACCTGAGCCTTGTCGGTATTACGACTGCGGCACCGTCTGTACCCGGCATTACAATGTCTGAGGACGAGACATTCAACGCTGCTCCCATTGTGTCTGGTGCGCCTGTTGTTGGCTCTCCGAATATTACGCAAGACCAATCCCTAATTCTTGGGGCTATCACTACAGGGCAGCCTGCGGTTGGTTCTCCTATTGCTGCTGAGTCACAGATACTCACCGCAGCTAACATCACCACAGCGCCCGCCACAGTCGCATCTGCTGCCCTGTCGGTGGAGAGTGTCCTAGAGGGCGACAGCATCACCACAGGGCAGCCTAGCGTCTCTCAGGCCACAATAGGTCAGGTCCACGGGATAACGGCTGACGGCATAACTACAGGTCAACCCGTTGTGCAGGCCAGTACGATGGTCGTCACGTTTATCCTTGCAGGAAACGACATCACCACTGGTGTCCCTGTTGTTGGTCAACTCTCAATCAACGCATCTAAAAGGCGTGTTGTGTCCGTCACAGCTAACTCAGATAACACAGCTACACTGTCTGAGGCATACAATACAGCAACCTTCAGTAATAACCAAAATAGGGCAGCGTAATGGCATTTAGAATTAAACAAAATGACACATCACCTTCCCTTGAGGCTACACTGTCAGACGCTAACCTTGTCCCAGTGAACATCACTGCTGCTACAGTAATGCTACACATGAAGGCTATTGGTGGTGGTGTCGTCTTAGACGAACAAATGACTATCACTGATGCTGAAGGTGGTGTCGTTCAATACGACTGGCAGGTAGGTGATACAGCGACAGTCGGAACCTACTACGTAGAGTTTGAAGTTACCTACTCGGACGGTAGTGTAGAGACCTTCCCTAACACTGGTAGCCTACCTCTGGTCATCACACGAGAGTTGAACTGATGACTACGTGGGCTAGGCATTTATATGAGCATGACCCACTAGCGATAGCCAAGGGTGAGTCAAACGGTTACGAACCTCGTAACATCTTTGGTTACAATGCCCTCGTAGGAACAAGTTACATCCCTTGCTGGGAGAATAACACAGCATACACACAGCCAACTACAGGCTTAACTATGACTGTCACGTCTAACGTAGCTGACGATGGTGTGGTTGTCCGTATTATTGGTCTTGATGTAAACTACGAGATTATTGCGGAGAATGTTACGTTAAACTCCGCAACACCCCCTACGACAACTAATCAGTTCTTCCGTATCAATGATGTCGTAACAGTGGCAGGTAATGCAGATAACGATATTGTCGTCTCTAACGGTGGTGTAACCTACGCTAAGATACGTGGTGGTGAAGGTAAGAACCAAGCGTCTATCTACACAGTGCCTGCTGGTTACAGTTTCTACCTTATGCGTATTGATGCCTTCTGTGCTACTGCTACTCAGAACAACAGGCAAATCTACTTTAGGAACTTCGTCTGTTTAGAGAACGGGGTTAAGCTAAGAGTTGCTGAGACTTCCTTCTTAGAGATAATGCACATTCAAAGACAAGTACCCTTCCGATATAACGAGAAGACTGACATTGAGTTCCAGCTACGTGGTAGTGGAGGTGAGCAATACGTCAGTGTGTTCGGGGAAGGTGTCCTAATTAAGAATACAATCCAAGGTGAACCATAATGAAAACAGGACAAAAAGTATCTTGGAATAGCTCAGGTGGTACAGCCCGTGGCATTATTCGTGAGATTGTCCGTGAGGGTAACGTCTCAGGTATCCCAGTAAAGATCACAGGCTCTAAAGAAGAACCTGCTGCACGTATTGAGATTGTAGACGACGAAGGCAAGCCTACAGGCACTATGGTGGGCCACAAGCTATCAACCCTTCGTAAAGCACAAAGTGTCGCCTTTTACAAGGCTCAATACGCTAACGACATCTTCACTACGGAGCCAGAAGCTCGTGCTAGGTCGATGGATATGGGCTTCGCTGGTACTACTCACGTATCTACCTACGATGGACAAGCTGTGTACATGCCCGCAGAGAGCCACGAGGAGTACCTAGAGTACTATCGGGGGTCAGACTACCAAGAAGAGGAAGATGAGCCTGTAGTGGACCGTATAGAGGCTCTCAGGGCTATAGTAGCTGAGGTACTTAAGTCCGACTTCACTAAGGCAGAGTACCAAGGTGAGAAAGTCACTCTTAACAAGCCACGTCGTATCCAAGGTGGTAACAAGAAGTTTGAAGTCTTCGTACAGGATGGCGACAAGGTTAAGCGGGTAACATTCGGTGATCCTAACATGGAAATCCGTCGTGATGACCCTAAAGCCCGTGCTAACTTCCGGTCCCGACATTCGTGTGACACCAAGACAGATAAAACAAAGGCTGGCTACTGGTCATGCCGTATGTGGGAAGCAGGAACATCGGTGAGTGATATGACAAAGAACATTGAAGGTAAAATCCTTAAGACCGACGACGAACAACGTATGGTCTATGGCTGGGCCTCAGTAGTAACCGAAAAGGGTGAAGCTGTAGTAGACCGCCAAGGGGATGTTATCGAAGCTGACACTCTGGTGAAGGCTGTAAACGAATTTATGGAGCATGTGCGGGTCGGCAAGGCGATGCACACAGGGGATCAGGTTGGAACAGTAGTTCATTCCCTCCCTATCACTAAAGAGATTGGTGATGCTCTAGGTATCCAGTCAGATCGTGAAGGTTGGGTCGTTGCTTACAAAGTATTCGATGAATCCATCTGGGATATGGTCAAGTCTGGTGAACTCGCTGCGTTCTCTATTGGCGGACGTGCTATGAAAGAGGAGATTTAATCTTGCCTAACCTCCTAAAAAACTTGCACCTTGAAGAACTGTCTCTTGTAGACCGTCCAGCCAATGCACAAGCAATGGTTAGCCTCTTTAAGCGTGACAATTCTGTTGAGGAAACTACTAAAATGACAGATGAAATGGAAGCCAAAGTAAAGGCGTACATGGAAGAGAAAGCATGTGGTAAAGAAGAAGCTATGAAGGCTCTTGGTTACGACATGGAAAAAGCTGCCGAAGAAGTGACTGAAGAAGTTGCTGCTGAGGAAGTAGACAAGGCAGAGGAAGCTACTGCTGAGGAAATCGACCTAGAAGCTCTTAAGGCTGACGTTGAGACCCTCAAAGCTGAGAACGAGCGTCTTCGCAAAGGTCTTATCGAAAACGGTTACGTCATCAAAGCTGACGCTATCGAAAAGAAAGCAGAAGCTGAGACTATCGAAGTCGAAGGTGAGATGGTCGTCAAGTCTGACATTCCTGCACCTGTCCTTAAGGCTCTCGAAGCTGCTGCTGTAGAGAAAGCTGACATCGAACTGTCGAAGCGTGCTGGTGAAGCCCTTCCTCACTTTGATCTTGCTGTAGCTAAGTCGCTGGTGGCTAAGTTCGCAGAAGAAGAAGCAATTATGGAAGCTCTTAAAGCTGCTGATGCAGCCTTTGAAGCAGCCATGCAAGAATTTGGTAAGTCCGATGTAGACGGTGAGTTCGCTACCTCTGCTGACAAACTGGATGCTCTCGTAAAGTCCTACATGGACGACAACCAACTGAAAAAGGGTGACTATGCCAAGGCTTACGCTGCTGTAGCTAAGACCGACGAAGGTAAGTCCCTCATCAACAAATCCTATAAAGGGGAATAATCATGGCTGTTATGCAATCTCGTGACAACCGCACCGAAATCGCTGGTGTTGGTGGTACAACTCAATTCAAATTCGTAACTCTTGACGCAGGTGGTGCTGTCACTGTTGCAGGTACTGCTGGTGAGCAGGCATACGGTGTATGCTTGGTCGGTGCGGATGCTGGTAACGCAACAACCATCTGTGTATCCGGTTCGGTTATGGTAACTGCTGGTGGCACTATTGCTGCTGGTGCTGCTGTCCAAACAGACGCTGCTGGCGATGCACTCACTGCTGCATCTGGTGACGTTGTTATGGGTTACGCCAAGGAAGCTGCTGTAGATGGTCAAATCATCGAAATCGAGCTTATCCAAGGCGGCAACGTCGTAGCCTAATCTAGCATTTAAGGAATAATATAATGCCTCTTTTGACTCCCTCTGCTGTGCATATCGACCAGCCTCTGTCTAACCTGACGCTGGCATATGTGCAAGAACAAACTAACTTCATTGCGGACAAAGTGTTCCCCACTGTTGGTGTACAACGTCAGTCTGACAAATACTACATCTATGACCGTGCGAACATGAACCGTTCCGGTGACGTGAAGAAACTTGCTCCACGTACCGAAGTTAACCGCATCGGCATGGCAATCTCGAACGATAGCTACTTTGCTGACGTGTTCGGCCTCGGCATGGACTTCGACGAGCAAACTCTTGCTAACGAAGATGCAATGCTGGAAATCCGTGCTGCTGGTGCTGAGACACTGACGAACCGTCTCCTGATCCACCGTGAAGAGCAGTTCGCTTCGACATTCTTCTCCGCTGGTGTCTGGACTACGGACGTTACCCCTGCTAACTTGTGGTCGGACTACACT